CAAAGAACCAAGCGTGTCCTACTAAATCTACTTCTTCTACGTCTTCGTTTGGTGGTTGTCCGTTCCACCCTACTCTTTCATGGTCAACATAGCTCATAGAGTTGAGTTTAACTCCTGCACCTCCTAGGATACCTCTATAACCTCCTTCCATACATCCCATGCAATTTATAAACCATCCCGGAGCAGGTATGGTATCATCGTCAAACATGGCTATGTATTTTGTATCAGCGAGTAGTGCTGCTGCAAACCTTCCATAATATTTCCAATTATAGTCGTTCCTAAAAACTTTATCTATGTCATACTTACTAGCATCAAAATCTTTATTATCTTCATGCGCATTAATCCAAAGCCAAATCTCCTTTGGTTGGATGTTTTGATTTCTAATAGCTTGAATCTGCTCTTCGAGATATTCTTCCCGACGATATAGATTAAGAATAACTGTTATATCTCTAGTAGGTTTTTCCATTGTACTAATATTTCTTGAGGTTCCTTATAGTCTGCTCCTGATTCAGCAGAATCTAATCCATGATAATGTGTACCCGTAGCCTTGCACTCAGCTTTAATTAAATTAAAAGTTTCACTTAACGAGCTATGGTATACATCTGTAATGCTGTCATACATCTTTTGAGTGTTAGGTTCATAACCATTGATAATAGCTTTACCGTCATCTACAAAAGACTGAACGTGTTCTGCGTAATAAGGTTGGTCTGTGACTAAGCCATAAAGATATACTTTATCAAACCCATCATCTAATGCTCTTTGAATGGATACGTGTGTGTTTTTATTTTTATCCACGCTTCCAATGACTCCCGCTTTTTTACCCGGATGAGATTCTGTTTTATTTAACTCAGTAATGATATTAGGTATAACCTTTCCAGGAACACCTTGCCAGAACATCTGAGAATTAGAAACGTAAACAACATCATCCCAAAAAGGTTTAACCTTTTTCACTTCATAAACATCTTTCTCGTGACAAGATAAAATAACTTTCTTAGATGCTTCAGGTCGTTCAGGAAACTTCAGGTAATGTATAATTAAAATCTCATCTTTCTGATTGACTTGTGCCTCAGCTATATGACCTGATTTGCATTTATCTCTATGGTAATCATGAGGACCATAGAAAGTACAGTCCATACCATTAGCATTCATGTAATTACAAAGGTTTATAAAGGAGGTAGTAGAACCTCCAGGATTAGACCAGCCAGATATTATTTTAATTTTCGTCATTGTTTATAAGTTGTTTGTATAAATCTAAACGGTGATGTATAACTTTATTAATGTCATACCTTTCATTAACAATGTCACTTAGATTCTTACCCATCTGCCGTGCATGTTTTGGGTCTTTAATACATTTAGATAAAGCCTTAACCCAATCTCCTATTTTATTTTCTTTTGATATTAAATATCCTGTTACGCCATTTTCAATAACCTCATCATAACATCCACAATCAGTGGCTACTAAAGGTAACCCATACCTACCTGCTTCCATTAACTTAATCTCAGATTTAGAATCATTGAAATCATTCCATTCAAGAGGAGCTATAGCTACATCTATGTCTCTGTAAAAAGCTCCATACCTATCCGATGGCATTGCGTTGTATACTGACCAATTCCTATGCCTAGTTCCACCTGTTAGCAACCTTTGATATTCATCCCATACATTCTGTTGCCAATCATTAGGGTCTACATCAGGAGTCTGTGGAGGTCTTCCAAAGAATTGCCAAAAAACTTTCTCAGGACCTACTCTACCGTTAAGGCTAAGACCTAGACCTCTAATCTGTTTTACATCTTGTTCGTGATGGATACCTCCTACCCAACCAATCCTACATGGTTGTTTAGATTTAGTTCTATACTGTCTCGGTAAATTCCAACAAGGTAAATCGAAATCAATAGCATTCTTAATAACTGCTAAAGTACCTGAACAAAATTCAGATATGCGATGTGCGAACTTAGCTTGTGTTACTGTTACAAGGTCAGCGTTATAATAAAGAACTTTGGTTAGCTCATCTAGTTTTCTTTCTTGATACACATCGTAAAGCCTATGACCCTTGTAAAGATTGGTAAGTAAATCATCAGTATCGTAATGAATAAAACAACCATGGTCTTTTGCTTTTTTATACAGCTCTATCATAAACTGAGGTCCAAAGTTAGATATGTTCTGTGTCATCATGATATCAGCCCATTCTAAATCTTCAAACTTCTCACCCATAGCTCCTGTCTCTGCATTCCACCCTAGAGGGTTCTGATTAAACCGAACCTCTACCTCATCAGCACAATGTTGTTGTAACTTACCAAAAGGCATTAACGCACGGTAATAACTACAGCCACCTTCGTTTGCAGCTACTACTAATATTTTTAATTTCTCTTTCATAGTAAAAAAAGGGCTACTTCATGAATCTTTTGATTTAGTACACGCGATGCACTGATAATATTCCGAAGTAACCCCCAAACAAAAAATGTTTCTACTTAAGTCCCTTTAAGTGTGACAGGTAATCTTCATCACCTTGGTCAGACGAGGTTACTACGTCAGCAGCTTTCTTCGTCTGTTCTACAATATCATCTCCGGTAATCTCCATTGACAATTGTTTTAAATCTTCGTAAGACGCAGGCTTTACAAGACCTTGAATATCGTGAAGTTGGTCCATCCAAGTAGCCATCTCTTGGTCAGTTCCCGCTTTTGATTTAGCAGGCTTTGGAGAGGACTTATCATAATTTGGCCATTCTCCTGATTTATCTTTAACGATTTTAAAATCATTACCTGTTTCAAGATTAGTAATGTCCCCATAATCATCATCAAAAAAGCAATCCAAAATCTTACTAAAAAGTTTAATACCTACAGAAAGTATCTTAACTTCTCCTGACTCACGCTCTACCGCGTTTAGATAAAAACGCTTACGAGCTTTTATTTGACGTGCGATATTCATATTGCCTTGGTCTTTAGTATTCCAAAGCTTAAAGCTTAGGTCACACATAGGACATTCATTCCCTTGAACTTTAGGACAATGATAGTTCTTATCATTTATTCTATGAATGCCTGTTTCAGCATAAAAGTTATCGTCTTCTGTTTTTCCGGGAAGGACACGAACTTGTGTTGTACCTTCTTCCATCATTAGAAATTTCTTTAGAAAATCAGCTTGGTCAGCGTCGGGAGTCTTATTAATTTGATTATACTTTTTACGTAATTCTTCGATATTTACCATGTTATTATTAGTTTTTAATTAGTTGAAAATAGTTTTGCTTCTGCTCTTTTGTTTGCAGAAATTTGCACTAAACAATCTTTCTGATGGTCAAGTGCGTTAACTAAACTTTTAGCTAGAGAGTATTTACTGTCTGCCTTTGTTAGTTTATTTTTTAGTTCCACAATTTCAGGAACTGAGAGGACATAAGAATTTAATGCGGTCTGTGTAACTTTCTGTCCGGCGGATGCCATGTCTGAAGTTCTCTTCTTCATTGTTAGAGATTCCTGTTTATCTAACTCAATAGATAAATCATCTCTTACGTTTTTCGCATAAGACAGCAAGGCTGCAAAGTATGCGTATATTGCAGAATGATTCATTAAAGTAGTATCAATCTCTAACTCACTAATCTGTAAGTACTTCTTAGAAATTGAAAGGTAATCACCCTCAAAAGTTTCGTAAAGCTCTACAATTTCGTTATTCATAGTTCAGTATATTATAGACTTAATATTTAAAAAATTTAATCTTGATTGTAAGGTTTTTCAAACAAGAAAAAGAAAAGCTCATGATTTAAAGAAGCGAACAGTTGAAACCCGTTTGATGTGATAGTAGTTAGAAATTCATTCTTAATACCAGGCATCTCATCATCATCTCCTAAACCAAACATATGAAAAACAACATGCGTAATCTCGTGTAATAGTGTTCCCCTATAATCAGAATCAGATTGATTAGGGTCTACGTAAATTACATTTGTAGTTAGGTCTACGTATCCGTGTAGGTCATCTTCTGATAAATCTTTATGCTCTATCTTGTAGGTTTTAAATCCTATAAGTAATTCCATAGGATGTTGAGGTACTTCTTTTTTCTTTTTTGTCATTGTGCTTGTGATATTACTAATCTTTCATAATCCATTCGTGCCGGAATAATAAACCTAGCTCGGCCATTTCTCGATTTAATAACGTAAACTCTTGATTTACCACTATCAAATTCCTCTTCATTTTGATTTATAGAGAGAACTAAATCACATACCCTAGTTTTTCCGTATGAGTCTGCTAGTTCTGTGTCTGTAATTAGATTTACTTTCTTACCCTCTCTATTAGTTTGGGTGGCAGTCCATAGTAAACATTTATACTCAATAGCCATCCCTCTT